AACAGATTGGATCGAGATCGATAGTTGTCTTCTTCGACAGGATTGCCTCCGTTGGACTTATCCATAGCAGTGGGAACATAAGGTATGACATATTGGATACCACCTGAAAGGGTGGCAACGACATTGCCGGGTGGATCATCCGGATTGTTGATGTTGGAGAAGGGCATGCGAGCATCGTTTTTCTTAATCGATGAGATGTTGAGGATACGGCGTCGGCTTACGCGTGCACGACGGAAGGTCCTTCGGAACCTCAGGTTGCGGCGACGGACTACGCGACGAGGTCGACGACGACTCATCCGATTCGTCCTCCGAGAAGATCTCCTGAAAGCAGCCATTGCAAAGTGTGACTATGACAAGTCCGGTGACTTGGCGAGGGGTATTGCCGAGGCAAACAAAACAATCACGTGAAAATGGGATGGAAGAGGGGGCAGGCATGATGGGCATGTGAAAGCATGAGGAAGAGGGGAAGGGGCGAAAGGGGGGGTATTTATAGGCGCGAGCATTTCCTTCCTGGTGAGAAGGAAAGATAGGTATAATATTACAACCTATCTTTCCACCATTCATTATGTCAGCACAATGGCCTTCCGTTTTCAACGACGATACGCTCTCGTCACTTACGCTCAATGCGGTGACCTTGATGCTTTCAAGGTTTGCAACATGTTTAGCGACCTTGGAGCTGAGTGCATCATTGGAAGAGAAACTCACGAAGATGGAGGAACTCATTTGCATGCTTTTGTGGACTTCGGCCGACAATACGACACAAGAAATGCTCGTCAGTTTGATGTGGACGGACATCACCCGAATGTTCTGGCTGGCAAAAAGACACCGGAGAAGATGTTTGATTATGCAACGAAAGACGGCGATGTTGTGGCTGGGGGACTTGAGCGACCAGACGGAAGCGGAGTTTCTCGAACTAGCGACCCGTGGCATGAAATCATACTGGCAACGACTCGAGACGAGTTTTTTGAGTTATGCGCGAAACTGGCTCCTGGAGCTCTCTGTCGATCCTTCACCTCTTTACGAGCTTATGCCGACTGGAAGTACCGACCCATTCGAGGACCATACGAATCACCTGCCGGCCTACATTTTGACACAACACGCTTTCCAGAACTTGATGGATGGGTACGAGAGAACTTGGAAGGATATCAGCCTGGACGACGTGGCCAGTCTTTAGTGGTGGTTGGGCCATCCCGATTGGGTAAGACTATGTGGGCCAGATCTCTGGGATCACATGTCTACTTTGGTGGTCTATTCTCATTGGATGAGTTTGAAGAGAACGTCGACTATGCCATCTTCGACGATATGCAAGGAGGTCTTGAGTTCTTTCATGGGTACAAGTTTTGGCTTGGACATCAGCAACAATTCTTTGCGACGGACAAGTACCGAGGGAAGAAGTTGATCACATGGGGCAAGCCTGCTATTTGGTTGGCTAATGATGACCCCCGTGCACACAAGGGGGCAGATGCAGATTGGTTGGATGAGAACTGTTTGTTTGTATTTATTGACACTCCTCTCTTCTAAATTAAAAATTCCATATCGGCTCCGCCGGGGGGGGTTGGTGGGGTACTAACCCACCCTGCTTCCTCCGCTGCGCTCCGGGTCGGGATGGGCCAAGACCCCCCCTTTCGCTAAGTAAATTGGTAGCCAGGAATACAGTGCGAATTATATACTCACACAGTGCATACGCACTGTGTTATCTCTCATGCCAGTAAAGGCGTCCATTGGGAATGAATTGACACGTGGCACCAGTGGAGGTGGTTGAACATGTGATGAAGTCTACGATGTAGTAATCACCCATGCCTGCACGTCCCTGAGTATGCCAGATTGACTGAGTCTCATCATCACCATCCTCTTCATCCTCATAGATGAAGGTCTTGTTCATTGGGTGCCAGACAGATGTTTGATGGATACGGGATTCCCCGTTGCCACCCCTGAACACTCGAGTTTTGTCGTACTTGACTGTGATTGCGTTGGTGTCTAGAGTAGCGTTGAACACGCTATTCCAATCGAGACCTGACTGGCCTTCGAATACGAGGTCGAGGATTGCATCGCCAAGGAACGATCCATTAGCGTTTGTAATGGTGCGAACCCAGCCATTCGGACTAGTCTCTAAAGTGAGAGGACTGGTAATAGTGGCGAACTGATTGATCTTGGATCCTTTGAGAGTAAACGCGATTCTACGCCACATCCATGCATTTCCGTTGTTGGGAACGAAAGTGATATTCTCTTTGTAACCACGCATGAACAGATTGGATCGAGATCGATAGTTGTCTTCTTCGACAGGATTGCCTCCGTTGGACTTATCCATAGCAGTGGGAACATAAGGTATGACATATTGGATACCACCTGAAAGGGTGGCAACGA